ATAATTACCATAAGCTTGTAAGAATGCTGTGAGAAACTGAAACTTTACTGACCGCTCAGACATACCAATCTTTAAAAAGATATCATTAAATGCTTTACACATATCTTCTGCATTTGGATTAGTAATCTTGAAACTACCTGTTTTAATGCTTTGAGTACTAGTTTTTATGCCAGCATTATTAACACCAATTGCAGCTAACATAGTAATTTCTATGTCATACATGTTCTTCCACTTGAATAACTTCATGTAATCTGGCCGGATCATCTTCCATGAATTAATATAATTCATTAAGTCCCAAGATTTAGATGAGTTATTTAAATAAGCCATCTTTTCTATAAGGTCTTCTTCAGAATCTACAGTTATATCTATAAATGGAATAGGCATTTCCTCTCTCTCTAATGCAGTAGCTAAATGCTGACCATCAATAATATATCTTTTCTTTTCACCCTCTATTATATCAGTGGTTGTTGTGATAACACATCTTAGTACTCCCATTTTACGAATACTAGTTATCATTTTTTGTACATGTTTACTGTCAATACCTCTGTTCATGGGTAGTACAGCAAACTTTGAATAATCTGTTGTTGTGTTTACTTTAAGTTCTTTTCCAATCATATTCATAATCATATTTTTTAAGTTATTTTAAATAGCCAAGAGCTCTAGACTCTTTTGAGTTATAATTTTAATACCCAATTAAGGGCGTTTACTTTACTTGTCAGAACTGCTACAACATCATTAGCTGCATACATTTCTCCAGGATCAGCTTCTCCCCAATCCTTTTTATCTTTATAGTATCTATTATGTGCATCATTAGACCACTCTTGAGCTTCTTTTAACTCTAACATAGTCTCATCAAGATTAGCTTTTATTTCTTCTTCTGTTCTCATAGTATTTATTGATAAAAATTAATGCCATTCAGCATATTTAAACTTTAAAAACTTATGTTGTCTTTTATTATTTAGATATGCTTGGATGGTACTTCTATGATACCCATACTTTTCTGCAACTTCTCTGATTGTTCTAAATAATAAAACTTCTGTACCATTTGTAACATAGATACCAACTCTATTATTTTGAGACTTTTTTCTAGCTGTAGTTGGATATATATTATCATATTCAGTATTATCTGCATATTCCCACTTATATCCATAAGCAGTTAATTGTTTTTTACGGCAACACTTAACAATATTAGTTTTTAAGTAGCCTAGTTCTTTCTCAATGTCTTTTAACTGATCCCAAATTTTTACAACCTCATTGTCTAAGGTTAATTGTTTTACTTTTACATTCATGTTAAAACTTTGACTGTCACCACCTTCAGCTAAATTTGCAAGAGAACCTGTATTATCAACCATTCTTCCATAAAGAGAAATAAATTCTTTTTCTTTTTGTTGAATAAAAACCAAGTCATCACTTTCAAAAAGTATTTCAACTTTAATTTTAGTTTTAGCTGCAATTCTTTTCCAAATTGTATTTCTTTCTCTAAAATTATAAGCTCTATAAAACTCACTTTTTATTGTAAGAAATATGTTCTGTCTAGTTTTAGTACCAACTCCAATGTAAAAAACTTCATTAGTATCAAGTCTTATATGTCTATATAAATAATGCATATCTGTTGAATTATACAACAAATATACATCATTTATTTTAAATGACCAAGAATTCTTGCTTTTTCTGGATTTTCATGGATCCAAGAATGGCATGCACGGCAGACAGCTAACCATGTAGATTGTACAAGGTAATAAGTATCTCTATCTGACCCTGAAAATTTATGATGTACATCTGTAGCATTAACAGAACAACCTTTTACTGCTATCTGACATAGACTGAAATCAGTAAGAAATCTTTTTCTCAGTTTTGAGTACTCTAAATCTTTTTTCTTTCTTTTGGAAGAAACCGGAGGGATAGCAGATTTTGTTGGTTTCTGTGTATTATCTTTACTAGAATGGCAACTCCAGCAATTTTTGCAATACTTGTATCCCTCGTGGTTCTTCCATATGACTGTTTCTTTCTGACAGCCATCACAGGTTTTAAGCTTTAACTTCATTTTTTAATCTTGGTAATGAAACTGGTGCTTCCTGTAAACTTAAAAAGTTTTTAGGCAGAACACCTTCTTCCATAAAGATAGTGATAATCTCATCTTTACCAATATTTAAATCTTTAAAAGTTAAAGTGTTTTTAAACTTATCATCAGTTTCCGTCATGCTAAGTAATGCATCTGTAATTGCACTCTTTGGAAATAATGTTTTGAAGATAAAGTTTGTATACTGTATACTAGCTTTTTGTTTTGCAATATTCAAAACTACTTGAGCTCTTTTATATACATTAAGTATACGTTGTTTCTTTTTACTACACATAGTAGCAAGTTCTTGCTCTGTAAGTGCATTTAAGCCATACAATGCTCTTTTGTATAGATAATTCTGATATACAGAGTATCTATCTTGTTCATATTGCATATATGTTTTACCACCTTGCAATTGATAATTTCTAACGTCCTGTTTTAACTTTTCCATTTTATACATAATCATCAAATTTTAAATCATAAAAAAGAGAGGGGATTTCTCCCCTCCCTTACCCAAACTAATGTTTATATTATCCTTCAATAGTAAAATCTTCATCAGAAGAAGTAAGAACAGTAGCTTTAGAAGCTGCATATGCTGCACGCAATTGCTCAACATTATCATGCTCAATAGTAGTATCTACTGCTGCTTCATTAAAAGTAAATTTAGTTCTACGATAGATAGGAAGCCCACCTAAAGTACAAACTATACCTGTCTCACCTGCAACTTTAAGATCTCTTTCAGGATTTTTCTTGTTGAATGGAGTCAAAGACTCTTCAATAACAATTTTACCATCTAATGCTTGACCACCATAAAGATTCATTGCTGTTAAATCTTCAATAAGTGCTGGCATCAATGCAGTAATAGTTTTTCTACGTGCAAAACCATTATCATCAATCATAGTTCTGGTTTGTTGTACACGAACATAACCATAATCAGAATTATTTTCTGATACGTTAACTACTGCACCTGTTTCATCTGCTGTTACAAAAACTTTAGAGTTCATCTTTTTTAATTTTAAAAAGTTAATAAATAAATAGATTTTTGAGTAGAATTTACTATATCATTAGCTACTCACGCTAAATGATAAGTGTTTAATATTGCATATCGCGATATGCAATACTAGTTATCCAAAGAATCAGATAAATCAATGATATCATCAAATGGTAAATCATCTGATGGTATATCATTTAGGTCATAATCTTCCATAGGAAGAAATTCTGTATCAATATATTTTTCTCTTTTGTTGTTTTCAACAGCAGAGCCGGTAAAAGGGTCCCTAATATGTTCACCAAAATCTATTGACATGAGGTATTGTATGTCTTCATCTGTAAGACTCAAGTATTCCTCTATTGTGAGGTGAACTACTTTCCCATTAGGGAGCTGATATAACATTACCTGCATAAATATGCAGATAAATATATAGTATTTATAGTAATCTAAGTGTTTAAACTAATAATATTTAGCAATATATAGCTAAGCAATGAAAAAGGGGATATTGCTATCCCCTTATCATTTAGTCAGGAAAAGTATATTCACAGAATACACTATCTTAAAACTCCTTAATTACTTCAATTTGACATGATCTTATGTAATTATATTCTTCAACTGTATTTCCATTAATATCAGTAAGTCTAAATGTAACTTTGTACATGTCTTTATGATAACCACGGAAATCTCCAACCTTACCAACCAACATATTGTTCTTATCTCGATTATCCATATAAAGTTGTTTTAAATTGTTAGATATGTATCCAAGATCATCATAGTTTACATGACAGAAAGAACCTTCTGGTATTACTTTAGGAAGTGGATGACCAATATATACTTTAGTAAGTAACTCCACACTGTTATTATCCTCACATATTATTGGAGTTAATAACTTAATCATCTCTTCCCTATTATCACCAATAATTACTTTATCCAATATTTTAGCAACATCTGTTTCATCAAATTGTATGTGTGTCTTAATCATTGTTTCTTCTGTAATCTAGAATTTTGTTTAACAAACCTTCATTATAGTTTGTCCAAAACTTCTTGTTAATTACTCTATTTCTTAGATTAGGTCCTCCTTTAAACTTGTAAACGGTAGTATATCCCTGTTTTACTGGTTGACCATTTTCATCTATCACATTACATTTAAGGTCAAATCCCATGACTGATGTCATGAGATTGTATTCATTATATCTCATATATCTCATTTTAAAGGTTAGTGATCCCGTTTGGATTCGAACCAAAGACCTACTGCTTAGAAGGCAGTTGCTCTATCCAGCTGAGCTACGGGACCAAATAAAGTAGACTATTGCACCTTTTATCTACTCATTGCGGTCATGGATGCACGCATTTGGGGAGGTTATTGTAAACTATGCAAATTTATGTTGCAATATTCTGTTTACAAGTTGGATATGATATACTACATCTTGTTTAGTAACAGTACCTGTTTCATTTTCTAATTCATGTAAAGAATCTTCAACACGTCCCATTAAACTTGACAATTCTGCAAGTATATCATTTTGAGGGGAGGATTTTGCAATATCATTGGATTTTAGATGTTTTCTCCAATTATATTTAGGTTTTTCTACTGTTACTTCTACAGAAACATTCTTTCTTCTTGTGTAACTTCTTTTTGGTTTTTCTGCTTTTTCTGTTTTTCTAGCCATTTTTTTTTAAGCTTTAGTTAATAAATATATTTAAATTATTTCTCATAGAAGAATCCATACAAATAAACTAGCAAGGAGCACAATAAAGGCATATGTTGCTATTTTGTAGGGAAGTATTCTATTTTGAAATTCCAATTGACCTGTCAAACTTTCAATTTTGTAATCTATGTCTGACAGTTGATATGCTGCTATTTCAGCACTTTTACCAAAATAATTTTGTTTAATCAAGTGATTTCTTTCTTGACGCAGTTTCTTTATTGCAGTTTTTAATTCTCTTCTAGTCATTTTAAAAAGGTAAATCAGTTAAATCTACATGCATATCTACTGCATTTATTGACTTGTCAAGTAAGTCAGCCTTTTTCCAAGCAAGTTTTTCCATTTTGGCATTGATTTGATATATTTCTCTATTTCTCCAAAATGTTTGTATTAAATCACCATAACCATCTTTTCTCCAAGAAAGTGCACCTTCTATCCTATGCAATTGTGGCTTTGAGTATATTCTTACAACATCAAATCCAAATGTATCTCTGATAGCTTGTGCATCTTCACTAGTAAGATTCATGTTTAGTTTAAAAATGCTATAACCTGCAATGTGGTGTAATCCAAAGGGAACTGTTTTATTCATAAGTTTATTTTTAAGTTGTAATCAGATAATTAAATAGTTATTAAGTGACAAGAATATATAGCTAAAATCAAATACAAAATCAAATTCAAAGACCTTCTCTTCTACAAAGGCAAATACAAATACTAAGTCTCAATGTTAGCCAATTGCATGTATAATGCCTATAACCTGTCTAACGTGGGAGTTCTATCTCAGTTTTTATAAAGTTTGAAGAGAAGCGGTAAAAATTAATTTTAATAATTTTACTAATTAGTATGTGATAATCAATCACAATTTTAATTAAAAATTCTTGTCACTTAACATAAAGAGCAAGAGAATCAGCTTGTGCCTATCTCTTGCTCACCTATTATGTAGGTTCCTATTTTTCAGGAGTAATAAACGAGTTTATTATTGTCTGAAATCTAGGATCAACATTGATTCTCAATGCTGCAGCAGCTTTAATATCCAACTCTCGTTGACTATTAAACTCCATAGTAAGTCTAAGCACTTCACCATGATATGCATCCATAGCTAACTGATATTCTTCATTGAGTTTTTTCTCAATGATTAAGAATTCAGCAGCATTATCTGCATTCAATTTCTGAATACGTGCATTCTCATCACTAACTAAGTTTTTAACCTTAGCTTTGTAATAGTTTACACGTTGCTCATACACTCTATGTTCTTCAGCAATGAATTCATGAAGTTCCATCAAATCTTGTGATTCATGATGCTTGGTAACTTTGACCGGAGTCTTTTTACCTTCTTCAACTTCAAACCACTCAATACTAGGAGTATTAGGTAGTTGCTTTCTCAACTCAGACAACTTACCACTTTTGTGAATAAATTGACCTAAGTGAGAAGCCATTGCTTCAGCTTGTAAGTACTCAGAATACTCACTATCACTTAGTTGCTTCCAACCCCATGATTCTGTTACACCTGGTAACTCATCAAAGTCGGGAGCATAAACCCTTTCAGGCTTAACTAAGTGAGATAAATCAGGAGTAGCTCTCCTTAATTCATCCATGTAAGCTTCTTTACCCTTGATAGCTTCCATAAGGAAAGCTTGACAAGCATGTAAATCACCTTTGAACTTTAGTTTCTCAATTACATTATCAGGAATAGACATTCCTTCTTGTAACAAGTAACTTTGTCCATCAACAGTAATTGTTTTACTGCAGTTGTTGTAAGAATCCAACTCACGTTGAATCTCAACAGCATTTTGATTACACAAGTTAGATACTGATTGTGCTTGGGACATGCTTAAACCCTTAGTAGATAAATTTCTCATTTGTTTTGGTTTTTGAGAGTTAATAAATAAATTGATTTTTAAGTTGAAAAAATGAGCACTTTATTGTCATACTCAGGACATAGAGTTAAAATGGTAATGGAAAGAATTTATCTTCTAATCCATCAATCCATTGTCTGTCAGCAAATGAATGTATTTCTTTAGTAGGAAATACTTTCTTTGCACATTCAGTAGCTATTGCATCATCATATACACCATAATCACCTGATCTACCATATAAAATCACATTATCATCTATGATTTTAATCCAACCACCATTAATAGTATACCAACCATCTGCTCTAAAGATACTACTGATATCACTGTGACCATTAGATACAAATCCATATGGGTCCCAACAGAATCTAAATTCTGTTTCATTACGGTTTGTTTGAATGATAAACTTGATACCATCATGGTTCTGAAAATTACTGAAGTCAAGATTCTGAGAATATACTTGATGAGCAATACTTCTCATTTTATTTCTTGTATGATTAAGCTCATCACTTTTATCTTTCCACCATTTTTTATATTCATCTTTGGTAGGTTCATCAATTTCAAATGGTATATCTTGATAATCATCTGATTCTTCTACAACAACTGATTGTTCTGCTTTGACTGCATCTTGAATCATACCTAATCTAACAGCTAGAGTTAGTATTTGATTCTCTTGTTCAACTTGTATTTTATATTTATCAGGTTGAACAACTGATAAAAATGTATCCATGTCATCTTTAGTAACATGAGTATTCCAATTACCACCTGCAAATGATTTAAAATCAGATACTGGTACTTGAAACACATTGTGTTTGGTAGATAATGTAATTGTATCTCTACCATATGTCTCTACTTCATAAAGACCTTGTCTTGAGTGTAAATGAATTTTCATTTTAAGTTTATTTATAAGTGATTAATAAGTTCCTATAAGTTGAATACCCTTTACACGCAGTTGTAAACACAGCCATTATTTTTGCCTATGCTCCTTTGGTTAATTACTCCAAAGACATTTAATCTGTTTACTTACCACACGTCTATGGCTTTCTATTCAGATATATTACAACTGATGTAAAATACCCCTCTGCACTCAGTTGTAATAGTATTTCACCATCATATAGAACAGCCATTTTCAGCCTGTATAAGTGTCTGCTTTCAAGACATAAACTTGGTCAATTATCATAGGATGCATTATTTCCCTTGCCTGATAACATACTGAAGTCAACACTTTTTATTCTATACAACTTCCCACGATTAAGTGGTTACTTGCGGTATTCCTACCTTATTACAACTGCCTGACCTTGGGAATCAGGAATGGTGCATTAGTATGAGCAGTTTGTCTACATGCTCAGGTATACGCAGAATTACTCACTGCCTTTCTATTGCGTACTCTCACAAGGTTGCAATCCTTGACATCTTTACCATATTCGTCAATACCTAAAAGGTGCACGCGGAAAGAACTATAGTACCTGCTTGGATGAGAGTAAATAAATGGCTGTTTATGCTATAAACATTTAATACATAGTAATTTGTATGATGAATATTTAACAGGCTAGCTAAACCTGCAGTACTCAACACCCCTATATAACCATAAAAATAAAGCAAGTCTCAACAGCTAACTTGCACACCCAGTTTTCAACTGTACCTATGAATACTCAGTAGGTTGGGTTAATAAGGCTGACAGAAATTAATCTGCCAGCATAGGTGTTAGCATACATGCCCAAAATAGACAGGATATGCCAATAGACGGGAGTACATTATGCCCAAAAGACATAAGCACTCCCATAAATGTGCCTAGTAATAAGACACCAAATAGATAGTGAGCTATACTTTTCATAGCTCAATCACCATTTGCGGTAAACCATTCTTGTCCAATACTCTCTTAACAGTTTTACCATTAGAGTATTTAACATACTGTACAAGGGATAGATTACCTTGATACAATTCAATCAGAGTTTTAAAAATCATAACGTAAGATTTTAAAGGTTAATAAATAAATATATGATGAGTTGTTATTTTAAAAACATGCAGGCCTTTCACCTGCTTGGGATATAATCCTCAATGGTATGACATTATTGGTTAGTCATACAAGTTGCGGAGAGGATTACTGCCTCTCACTCTGTAAGTATAAGTTACATAGTTAATCTGTTCCTATCATTTGTTCAAGGATACTGATTAGTATTGAGTAGTTAAAGATTATCCTTACAGATAATGCTATCAAGGTCACTATATGTACCATGATAGACATTACCTTGTAAAGATTCAACTTTAATGCTGTCTTCAGACACTTCAAGAAAGTATTCTGTCTTGATGTGCTGAGAGGCTTTCCCGGGAGTTTCTTTCTTTACAATAACATGTAATACTACATGTATAAGTACACAGAAAGAAACTGCTCCAAGTATAAAGCCTATAAGAAATGAATCTCTATTCATATATGTGTGTTTAGTTTGGTTACACAGGTTTAGCTATATAAAATCTATATAATACTAAAGTATTATAATACAATAATACAAGATAAGTAGAAGGTATAAGGTAGTAAGTAGTGATAGTATACATAATAAACAGATATATACATACTTATTTCCGCATTTTGTAACTATCTGATTATCAATACTAAAGTCTACTTGCTACACACGGTGGAGACAAAAGATTTTAATCAAAAAGTTAGAAACCTGAAACCTGATACATGCAAGTAGCAAGTATATTTCTTTATACCCTGAGCCTATTAACTGTAAAATTTAAAACACAATGTTTAAAATAACTACATATTACTTGTATGTTTCTTGTATTAGCACTCTATAAAGAGTGCAATAGCAAACTATGTTATGGGCTAGAAGAAAGAGGGTTATGTTTCAGGTAGGAAAAAATAAAAAGAGTAACCACGTTAGTGGCTACTCTTATTATTTTAGTGCTAAGACTACTTGTTAGTCTTTGCACCTTTGGTAGATGTTGTCTCAACATCTTCCAAATTAGCATCTTCAGATGCTTCTGCAGTGAAGTCATCTTCACTATCTTCATCATCAAGCAAGCTTGATGCAGATGAAGACACAGGTGTGCTATCAGCATACCTTTTTGCAGACTCGGCTGCAATTGCCTGACCTAAGTCAGCACCGAGGCTCTTGGCAACAAGAGCATCAAATTGCAGTTCGGACTTGTCTAAAGTCCAAGAACCTGCATTGTCACCCGCCTGTACTTGGTACAAAGGGTGCCACATATTCTTGCCCGGTAACGGGTAAGCAGTGAAATAAAGTGGAACTTTATTTCCATTACTGAGGATGAGCTTGCCATCCACAGTAGATTTAAAAACAGGTTCGCTGTTTTTAAAGTTGTTAGCAACGTAAGATGCTAACTCAGTTGAAGTGCCACGCACTTCATAGATGGCTAAGGTTCCACCTTTGCCAACTTTTAGAAATTTTGCTTGTAAAGCCATAATTTATAAAATTTAATTGATTTATCAATTTATGTTACGGGCTAGAATAAAAGGGAAAAAAAGAAGAGTTAGAATAACTCTTCAGAAGAATTGGAGGATGTTAATCCTCTAAGTCTTCATTATAATGGAATGAGCCTGTCTCAATCCATTCTAGAACTTCGCCTTTATAGGCATGTTCTATACATGTGCCGTCAGCTTGCCTGATGGTATATGTCTCTCTGCCATCAACATCATCTTGATGGCTTATTGTACCTGTACACAGGTAGAATACAAAAATTAATTTTGTTAGCATAATAAAATTGATTTACTTAAAATGATTTCATTTTAAGTTAAGGGCTAGAAAGAAAGGGAAAAAGAAAGGGATAAAATCCCTTTCTATGATTATGGTGCTAAAGCATAATCATCATTGGCTTTAGCCATCACATTCTCATAACTTTTGTCTGCAAGGCAATAGATATGAGAATCAACATGTATGCAAGTTATGCCCTTGGCAATAAGTTCATACATCTTGTTAACAGTGTATGGCCCTGGCCATTCACATCTGTTTAACATAAGAATACTTTTGTATTCTTCTGATAACAATGGCATTAAGACTTTGGTGTAGCCACAGTCTAATATGGCCATTGATGCTTGTGGAACTTCAGTTATCACAGGCATAGTTTTTGACATGTCAAAAAGTGTTTTCATAACAATAAATTTATTTATGTTATGTTCTGGGCTAGAAAGAAAAAAAGGGATGAAATCCCTTTAGAAAGGGAATCTTACTTCCCTTTCTTCTTAGCTGTGGTAGGCTTGCCTAACATCAGTTCACCATATGCATATATGCAATATACAAATATGGTGTCAGGCAAAGGTGGAGTTTTACTCTTTGCATGCTTAAGCTCAACAACAAAATGTTTGTTGTGCTTTAGCTTGACACCTTTGCACCTGGTCTTGTCTATAACGAAAGGCTTTAGGCCTGCACTGGGATAGACAACCCAGGTTTTCTTTGAGTTTGGGTTATTAATAACCCGAATGATAAGATTATTCATAAGATAAAATTTAATATTTTATATTATGTTCTGGGCTAGTCAGAAGAGCTGTCCTATGTCAGAGCTTGTGATGACATGACAGCTAGTGTAGCATGCACAGCATGCTACGGTCATAGAAACATTTCCTAGCAGGAAATTTTCTTAGACAGATGGTCAGATGCAATCTGCCAGCTGGCTCAGGCTGGGGGGTACCACCAGTCCGGCAAAGGGGTGGGGGCCCCTGCAGCCGGGATCCATCTCCTCCTCTAACATAAAATAATTTTGGTGCCAAAGAAAATTTTTGTATATTATAGTGTAACCCATTAAAACAAAAGAATGGAGGTTAAAAAAATTGGTAAGAATGTGCACAACATTATTCTTACTGGAACGACAGCAGAGGTTGCTGTGTTGTCAGACATACATTGGGATAATCCACACTGTGATAGAAAGCTTTTAAAGAAACATCTTAATTACTGTAAGGAGAATAATATACCTGTAGTTATTGTAGGGGATCTATTCTGTCTTATGCAAGGTAGGGGAGATAATAGGCGGAATAAGTCAGATATACTCCCGGAACATAATAATGCATTTTACTTGGATTCAATTGTAGAGACTGCCGTAGAGTGGTTCAAACCATATGCTGATATTATCAAGGTGATTGGTTATGGTAATCATGAGACCGGGATAATTAAGTACCAAGAAACTGATGTGCTTAAGAGATTTGTTGATATGATGAATATTAAGTATAACTCTAAAATAGAAGCTGGGGGTTATGGTGGCTGGATAATATATAGTTTGCACTATAGAAAAAATGTTGTGTCTTCATTTAAGCATAAGTACTATCATGGTTCTGGCGGAGGAGGTATTGTAACTAAAGGTGCTTTGAATCTTACCAGAGCGTTAGAGATGTATGAGGATATGGATCTGTTTACTATGGGGCATATACATGAGAACTCTTCCCGTAATGATGTTAGAGAAAGTTTAACACTAGCTAAAGGATCTTATAAAATTAAACAAAGACAGATACACCACTGTATTACTGGGACATATAAAGAAGAGTATGGTGAAGGATCACATGGTTGGCATATAGAAAGAGGGGCTCCTCCTAAACCATTAGGTGGTAGAATAATTACTTTTTCTGTAAAAGATGCAGTTGATGAAGACAGTAAAAATTATATAGAAAAAAAAGTGGATAGTAGATCTTTTCCAATTTAATTTATATATTTGCTTATCTAACAAAAAACGGCAAGGGGTCTGGAGGTGAAAGCCCAGACCTTTTGTTTTAAATAGATTCGTTATGAAAAAGTATGACATGGGTAAATACATTTTGTTAGTAGGTAATAATGCTACTGAAGTATTTGACCATTATGGTGTTAAAGAAATGCATGGGTTAAACCGTAAAGATGCCCAAGCAGAAGAAGTAGATAAGACTACTGGTAATGGAGTATATATCTATGGTCTTACTAACTATGATCCTGCTGACAAGAAATTGACGGCAAAGGATCCATACAAACCTTTCTTGTTTTTAAACATGGGTACTTTCAAGAAGTACAGTCTTACAGAGAAGGCCACAGCAGTTATGCATGAGACTATCCATATGGGAATCTTACTAAATAACTGGAACATCAAAGATAAAGAAGAAGAAGTTATTACTTTTGCTGAAGAAGAAGCAAACAAGATAATTGAAAAGCTCGGATTCAGTTCAAAGGAACAACCAAAGAAAAACTTCTTTAAAAAATAATGGCATATATAGAACACAATTTTTTTCCTCTCAAGGTGTTTGTGAGGAATGAGTACATGTACCAAGGTGAAAAAGGTCATGGAGAATTTACCCCGGGGGTAATTATATCTGTAAGATGTCTACCGGGACAAGCTGCATTGTTCCAGGTATTGTTAGAGAATGGCGTACTTAGAGATAAACTACCAAGCCATGCTTTACTGACAGAACCAGAATTACCAGAACCAGATCTACCTTTTCACTTCTTACAGATATGGAATTGTTTCTCATATAATTTTACAATCATACACCTATCATATCTTTATGATACCCCTGTAGAAGTTTATATGAAGGATAGAAAGTTTTATCCAGGTAAATATTATGCTACAATTAATTGGGGTAGTGGGGATATTAATACTGACATATCTTTAGCTGAAGATCCACTAGAACACAAAAGCCATCATGTGATTTTATTAGATAATGGGCAAATAGCTCTTCAACCAAATAATAGAATCAAATGGTCTGAACCAAGTTTTGTAACTAAACCCTTTCCTGAAAGACCAGATTACTTGGTTAACAAAGATTACTATAACTGTGAGGGATTTGATAAGTGGCATACAGAAGATTCAGAAAGAATGTTCTATGACAATGAATAAATTTTTAACCTTTTAAGTTTAAATAAAAAAAGTTTTTATATTTGCCTTATATCAAATTTATGTGTTGTTTAAAAGAAGATGACATTAGCGGAAAAAAAGTTGTGGTTGCTTGTTGCAAAGAAAACAGGATCTAACTTAGAAGCCCGCATGATATATGATGAATTAATTAAACAATTAAACATGGCAGAAAAATCAATAATGTTATCTATAGTAGAAACTGAAGAGGGAATGGAAATACATATAAATGAAAAAGCTTATGGTAATTTTGGCTTAGTAGGTTTAATAGAACAAATTAAGTTATCTTTACTATCAGATCCAGAAATTAAAGTTGAAAAAAAAGAAACAACTATGCCTGCACCTGTACCTACAGTAGGGCAAAAATATGATGCATAATAAATAAAAACCAATATAATGAAAAACCTAAGAGGAAAAAGAATCTTAATAACGATACCAGAAATTAAAAAATCACCGGTTGAGTTATCTGCTAAAGATGAAGAAGCAATAATGCAAGAAGCAATGAAAAAATGGCAAAAGCTTGAAATCTTTGCTGTAGGTGATGAAGTAACTGACTTAAAAAAAGGTGACAAAGTATATATTCAAACATATGCTTTAGAAACCGGAGAAAAAATTGAAATTGATGGGAAGATTAGAATACTTGTTCCTGATAATTCTATAGCAATAATTTGGTAAATGAAAATAGTATTATTCATAGTAGGTTTATTATTTATTGTTTTAATGTTTTTTTTATCAAGAACATTAAATAAACCTATATACAATAAAATGCATAATGTTTGGCATGACGATCCTTACGGAAGAAAAATTGCTGATACATGTATTATCATTATGATTTTTACAGCTTTTTTAATGGGTGTATTATTATAGCCTGTATCTCTCTTCTCCAAGGTTAATACAAACGCAGGCAGATCCCCGGTTGCACAACTGGGGATTTTTTTGTATATTATATTATGACAGAAAATGTACAGCAAGGTCAGATAGATGTAATAAGTGGTACAATATTGCATACTGGTATAACTGGTGTAGCACTTAGTAAAGTAGTCAATTTAAGATTTTATAATCCTATAGGTTATACTCTAAGACTCGAAAGATATAATGCACTTACTTCTACAACAGAAGTAATATATGAATTATCATTGTCACCTGGTGATACTGTTACTGACTCGTTAACATATGCACTAAATTCAGGAGATCAACTAATAGCATATTCAAATATAGCTGGGTCTACTTATTATGTGTATAGTATAGACTATTAAGATATGCAAATAGTTGACAAAAACGGAAATGTGTTTGGTGCTGGATTGCAAGTAAATGGTCCAGATGGTAAACCAAAGACTTCTGGTGGAGGAGGTGGTTCCCCAACAGGACCTGCAGGTGGGGATCTTTATGGTACTTATCCAAATCCTGGAGTAGATTGGAATTTAGGTATTCCTACCTATAACATGTACTTCTATCCACTTACAAATCCTAATGGATACATCTCAGGTATAACAAGTCTAGATATAACAACTGCACTCGGATATACCCCATATGATTCTAGTAACCCAGCAGGTTACTTAAATGCTATATCAGGGTCAATGGTTACTAGTGCTTTAGGGTATGTCCCCTATGATAGCAGTAATCCTGCTGGATATATTGATTCTTCAGCACTAGGACCTTATCTTACATCAGCAACAGCAGCAAGTACTTATCAAACTAAACTTATTTCTGGTACAGATATTAAAACAGTTAATTCTACATCATTGCTTGGTAGTGGCAATATAGCAGTACAACCCACTTTAGTCAGTGGCACAAATATTAAAACAGTAAATAGTAACTCATTACTAGGATCTGGTAATATTGCAGTACAGGCAACTTTAACTAGTGGTGGAAATATAAGATCAATTAATAATCAAACTTTATTGACATCTGGCAACTTAAATATATTTCAACAGTTAATAAATACTGGAGGATCGGTTATTACAGGAACAACAGCAAATTCAATAAGTACATCCACAACAATAGCCAGTACATTTTTAGGTACTCAAAGCAATTTGCAATTAAGAGTAAAAATTTTAAAGACAATAGGATCTGCCACTACAGATGTACGGCTTTACATTAATACTACAAATAGTTTATCTGGAGCCACATTGATTGCAACAGCTCAGCAAATGACTACTGCAGGTTCAGTTCAGAATTTTTGGAGGGATATATTTATCAATGGATCAACAATGTATTTTTTTCCTGCATCAACTGCTGCATCTAGTGATTTAACAAACTACACGGCTGGCACATTTACAATTGCAGCATCAACAGCATACTTTTTTATTGTTGCAATACAGCATGGTAGTACTACTGACTCAGCTCAAATACTTAGAACTCAATTATTTTATGCTACATAAATTTACATATAACGAAATAGAGTACACAATCACAGGACCAATTGAGGTCATTAGTGATACTCAACTACACGTTGAAACTGATAAGGGTATTATTCTAGTGGATGATACAATGGATATATACAAAGAATTAGTTTTTAAATAGTTTGTTATATAAATTATTTTTCGTATATTATAGTATATTTAACTAATTAAAGCATACCATGGACATTTTAAATTTTATATACTGGTTAAGAAGCAGACGTGTAGTAACTTCTGTTGACCCTACTAAAACTCTAATACCAATTGGTATTAAAGATGATCAAAGAGATGATGAGTTTTTAGCAGCAGGAATATCTGTACAAAATTTTTTAACTCAAGTTGGTCAAGGCCCCGTTGGTCCACAAGGACCCATTGGACCTCAAGGACCACAAGGTGTTCAAGGTGTAGCAGGTGTTCAAGGAGCAAATGGTGCGCAAGGTCCTATTGGCCCACAAGGTGCGCAAGGAATTCAGGGTCCACAAGGTTTAATAGGTCCTCAAGGAGTAGCTGGAGTTGCTGGTGCAACCGGAGCTCAAGGTGTACCTGGACCTCAAGGTATACAGGGACCTGCTGGAGCTGTTGGTCCAGCTGGATTAAATTGGCAAGGAGCATGGTCAGCTTCAGGAACTTATGTAGTAGATGATGCTGTAGGTTATGGTGGTGCATCATGGTTTTGTATTAATAATGTTGGTCCTTCTGTAACAACTCCTGATGTAGATCCTACTAATTGGGCATTACTTGCATCACAAGGTGCACAAGGTCCACAAGGAAATCAAGGTATACAAGGACCTATAGGTTTAACTGGTCCTCAAGGACCGACAGGTCTTACTGGCCCTCAAGGTATTCAAGGTATTACAGGGGCAACTGGTGCCGTTGGTCCCGTTGGTCCAACAGGTGCAACTGGTTTACAAGGTCCAATTGGATTAACAGGACCGGCAGGTCCACAAGGAATCCAAGGTCCTGCAGGGCCTCAAGGTCCAACAGGTGCTCAGGGGCCTCAAGGAGCTCCAGCACCAGCAGGTTTAGTTTGGCAAGGTAACTGGAGTGCAAGTGGTGTATATGCATTAAATGATGCAGTAGCATTTGGAGGTTCAACATATTTCTGTACTAATCCTGCAGGAGTAGGTCCTTCCCCTTCAGATCCAGCTTCAGATCCAGGTAACTGGGCACTATTAACATCAATTGGAGCTACGGGTCCAGCAGGACCAGCAGGAGCTGCCGGAGCAACTGGACCACAAGGAATAGCTGGACCAGCCGGAGCTACAGGCCCTACTGGTGCTACTGGAGCAACTGGAGCAACAGGTGCTACTGGACCACAAGGACCTACAGGAGCAACAGGTCCACAGGGACCAATCGGTCCTGCTGGTTTAACATGGCAAGGAGTTTGGGATCCATCTGCAACATATGTACAAAATGATGCAGTTTCTTTTGGTGGAGCTTCCTATTTCTGTTTTGTACCGACTGTAGGACCATCTCCTACAGATCCACCATCTGATCCAGGAAGTTGGGCATTGTTAGCTGCTGTAGGAGCAACAGGTCCTGCCGGAGCTGCAGGTGCCACGGGTGCAACAGGTGCAGCTGGTGCAGTAGGACCACAAGGTCCTGTAGGTCCAGTAGGTCCCGCTGGTGCGACTGGTCCAATTGGTCCTCAAGGTCCAGCTGGTCCATCAGGTATTGCAACATTAACCACAAGTGGTACTAGTGGTCTTGCAACTTTAGTTGGTTCTACTTTAAATATTCCTGACTATAGTTTACCATCATGGATTGAAACTAATGCATCTGATAAAACTGTTTGGTGTAATGGTAAAACTGACAATATTTCAAATACTGGGTTTGGTGAAGGAACTTTAGCAAGTGTAAGTGGGGGAGGATTTTCTACAGCAATGGGTAGATTTGCTTTAAGAAACTCAACAACTGCAAGTGGTAATTCAGCTTTTGGAACTCTTTCATTAGCCGGAATAACTACAGGAAATGATAATACTGCTGTTGGTTCTCTTTCATTACGACAAGTAGTAACCGGAAGTAGTAATGTTGCTGTTGGGACTAATGCATTAAATGCAAATACTGCAAGTAATAATACGGCAATTGGTGCAGCTGCTTTAGCGGCCAATACTACTGGTACTGGTAATGTTGCAGTTGGAAACGGTACTTTATCATCCCTAACAACAGGGTTAAAAAATACTGCTGTTGGAGGTAGATCATTATTTACAGCTACTGGTTCTAATAACTCAGCTCTAGGTTCTGATACTGAAAGTGGTGCCTTTAACAACTGTATTTTACTTGGACAAGGTGCAACAGCTACAGCAAGTGGTCAACTTGTAATTGGTAGTGCAGCAACTAATATCGGTCCAGTTGTACTTTCTACTGAGACTCAAACTCACTATTTACCAGTAACTATAAATGGTGTAGCATATAAACTTTTATTAACCACATAATAACTAAATAATATAATCATGGGAGCACTACCTGAATACGAAAATGTAGATAATGCACAGAGTGTAATGCCGGAGTATGGATCTCCACTTACACAAATGTGGCAATATCAAAACAGATCTGCTGATAAATTCTTAAAAGATGCCGGAGTAAAGTTTGCTGCAAGACAGTATGCAAACAATGCAGCTGCTATTGCGGCTGGTTTAACCAAAGGTGATTTTTATGTAACAGTATCTGGTACAGATTTAATTGTTAAAATTGTAAATTAAAAAAATCATGGAAATACTAACAATAGATAATATCTCAGCTCAAGTCTATACTATAAATAAACTTTTTGTTGAGAACAATGATTCAAAAGCAGTAGAGTTAACTAACCTTTTAAGAATGTTATTAAATGCAGGAGTTTATGATTCTGTTCAAGCTGCATATGAAGATGGTGTTCCTGTAGGAGCTTTTGTAGTTATTGATGATCCAGAAACTCCTGAACTAGAATATAATGTTCAGATTGTAAGACCTGGAACTGTATAATTTAATTAATATTTAAAGTCATGTCAAATAGTATAGGAGACTTAAAAAATAGTGGTCTACAGGGAAATAATTGGCCATGGCAGTTTCGAGTTTTAAAAGGGCTGGATAATATATACACTAGTATTGTTCAATATTTTACTCCTCAGTCTAGAACTGCTAATATATTGAATGATGTTGGTCCTGGTGCAGTACCTCCATCTTATGGTTTTTCAATTGCTAATATAGGTGGTGCAGCTGGTACTGTTGGTGGACAAACACTTCCTGCAGGTGCAACTATTAACTTTGATGCGGGAGCAATGAATAACTTTTTTGGGGGAATTGCTTATGATGCAACAGGTACTACATTTTTAATTACTTGGATTTCATAATGAATACTTTAATATCCATAACACCCAGCACAACTAATAAAGGTTTATTTGCACAAATTGGAGAAGGTCCAATTGCAACTGGAACTCTTGATACATCTATTGTAGGACCTGGAGTAGGTACACTCACAGTTCCGGCTAATGCATTTCAAGTTGGTGATAGTTTTAAAGCTACATTGTATGGGCATATTGATTCTGCTAATAATGAAGATTTAATTGTCAAACTTGATTGCACAACAGCATCATTAGGTGGTACTGGGACTATAAGTATGCCGCAATGTACTAATCAACATTTTGAATTTGAAATACAATTTACAATTAGATCACTTGGAGGACCTGGTGCTGCTGCAGTATTAACTGCGGGGTTCTTTACATTTTCTAAAGATGCATCTAATGCATTTGAAGGAGCTGATTTTACTAATGAAGAAAATACACTATTTGATACAACAGTACCTCAAACTTTAGATGTAAAAGTGCTTTGGGGTAGCAATGATCCAACAAATAAGATATATGTTGAATCATTTGTGTTGACAAAGATTTTTTAAAATGAAAACGGCATTATCAAAATTAGTAATATCAGCAGGCTACAGAGACATGGATCATTTTGTTACAAGTGCTTTTCATCCACATTTGGCTGGAACATGCACAGGAGTAAGTGCACTATTTGCAGGTATTGCTTATTATTTTAATGTTGTATTTGGCATTGTTCTTCCAGTAGGAATAGGAATCATACTTCTTTTTGGACTTGAATTCTATACAGGGCTTAAAGCATCAAAAAAAGAAGGTAAAAAATTTGATTCAGAATTGTTTGGAAAAGGCTGGTTTAAGTTATTTGTTTATATGTTAATGATAGGAATATCTCATGCAATGGCAACATATATAGAAATAAAGCCTATATTTGGGTTCACTTTTAATATATATGAGTGGTTGCATTATGCATTTTATAACTATGTAATTATTAATTTAATCTGGTCAAACCTAGAAAATTTTAAAAGATTAGGATGGACAGAGTATTCTCCAATACTTAAACGTCTATCAAAATATATAAAAGATGAACCAATAAAACCAACAGATCATGAAGGAGAAAACACTTAAAGAAAGATGGAATGGTAAAACACCTAAGTTCTGGAAAAGAGTACAAAGGTGGGCCATTATTACAGGAGCAGTTGCAGGAGCAATTATAGCTGCACCGGTAGCATTACCAGCAGCAGTTATAACAACTGCTACATATATTGCAGCAGTAAGCGCAACAGTAGCAACAACGGCTCAGTTAACAGTTGATGATTCTAATACTATTGTAAATCCATAAATAATATATAATGTCAAAGAAAGAAAAAAAAGTAGAAGACTTTGAGGTGGAAGTAAAAACCAAAAAAGTAAATGTAAAGGCCAAGAAAGAAGGTCAAAAAGTTGATGTAGTAGTTGATACTCCTAAAGTTGATGTTGAAGTTCACAAAGATGAAGAAAAGAAAGAATTCAAATTGGATAGTGAGAAACTTGATGTGAATGTAACTAAAACAGAAGAGGGTACTGTAGTTAGTGTTGATGCTAAAAATTCTGCATTAAAAAGAGTAGGACAATGGCTTGCTAAATTCTACACTAAAAAATTCAATAAGAAAAAATGAGTTTATTAGATTTAAAAAAAATAAAACAAGTTCCATTATCTGAATCTCAGTATATCAAATCTGAAACTAAAAAACTTCAGATTGTCTTACATCATACTGCAGGTAATTCATCAGGTCCCGGAGTAATTAAAATGTGGGATACTGACGATAGAGGAAGAATAGCAACTTGTGTTACTATATCTGGTAAAGGTATTTCTAAAGATACTTTTGATGGAGAAATATGTCAAGCATTTTCATCTAAACATTGGGCTTATCACTTAGGTATTAAACCAGATGTTTTCCGTGCAAATGGATTACCATATAAATCTCTTGATCCATTAGCAATTGGTATTGAAATTTGTAATTGGGGACCCTTGACTTTAAAAGATGGAAAGTATTACAACTATGTAAATAGAGAAGTACCTATTGATCAAGTATGTAAACTAGATAGACCATACAAAGGACATCTTTATTATCATGCTTACACAGATGCTCAAATAGAATCTGTAAAGCAATTATTACTTTATTGGAATAAAATATGGGATATTCCACTTACATATAATGAAGATGATATGTGGAGTGTTTCTAAAAATGCTCTTAGTGCAGTTCCTGGATTATATACTCATAATTCATACAGAAAGGATAAATCAGATATTTCTCCTCAGCCTAAGATGATTGCAATGCTTAAATCTTTATCAAAATGAAATTTAGAAATAGTTGGAAAAGTCATAAACCTAGTTGGAAAACAATCACAATAAGATGTAGAATATCTTTAGTAGATATCTTTTCTTTAGAAATTGATCCGCCTAGAAATTTTTACGCACTTACTATTTTAAATTTTACAATTAAGAATAGATAATATTACTTAATCTTCTCTAAGTAAGGTGATCCAGGTATGTACTATGCCTGGATTTTTTTATTTAAATATATCTTGTTTAAACTTTTCTTGTATATTTGTGTAAACTTAAAATATATAAAAATGGAAAATCAATCTCAAGAAAAAGTATTTACTCCTGAAGAATTAGAAGTAAAAAGAAAAGAAATGCTTAATTTCTACAATGAGTCTAAACCTTATTTAACAGCGCAATTAGAGCATGAACAATTATTGTTTCAAATTGATGAAGTAAGATTTAAAAGAACAACTGTTCAAATGCAGTATGCAATGTTAATGAATCAAATGGAAAATCCAGGTCAAGCTGAAGATGAGGATACAGATTTTCCACAACCTGAGCAGGCTCCGACAGCAAGAAAGCTTAAAAAATAATAAGAATGGCTTTAGTAAATCAAGTACAGAAAAAAGTAGTAATGTCTAAAAAAGACGTTATTAAATATCAGATACTTACTCATTGTTATATTAATAAAATATCATTGAGTGATTCTGATTTGGAGTGCTTGACTTTGCTTAGTACTATAGGACCAATTGAATTATCAAGTTTCTGTTTTGAAGCATCAGATGAACACTTAATTTTTAAGTCAGAACAAACTGTTAGAAACTGTATAAATAAGTGTGAAAAGAATGCACTGGTTGTAAAGGATCCAAAAAACAAAAAGATAATCAGTGTAAATCCTAGTTTACAAATACAAACTGAAGGGAACATTTTTTTAGATTATAAATTTCTTGGAAGATGATACCTAAAAAATCTACACAATTATTCAAAGAACTATCAGAAGAACTAAATACACCTTTAGAACTTATACAAGATTTAGTAGAAGAATATTACAAACATATAAGAGGTAATTTAACAAATCTTAGTCATCCTAGAATAAATGTTGAAGGATTGGGTCAATTTGTTGCAAGGCCAAGCTTAATTAAAAAATCAATTCAAAGATACAAGAAGGCATTATCTTCTCATGACACATCAACTTTTAAAGCATACTACAATAAGAAAATGCTTGAAGAAAAAGTTGAATCTCTTGAAAAAATAGATAAACAACTGGATGAATTAGAATTGAAAAAAGAACAATTTAAAAAAAACAAAAATGAAAAATACACTTAGACTAATCTGGGAAAACAGAAAACAAATTATAGAAGGTATTACTAATAGTGTTTTAAGGGATGAAACTGTAGAAGAAATATCTAGATTAAGATATGATATCTGTGATGAGTGTCCTAGTAAAGGTAAAAAGTGTGCAGTAAAAGGCACAGCTCCTTGTTGTAATGAATGTGGTTGCTCTCTTACATTTAAAACCAGATCTCTATCATCTGAATGTCCACTTGGTAAATGGCAAGCTGTAGCTACTGAAGAAGAAGAAACTAAACTTGATGAGTTATGAGTATTTTTTTTAATGCAAAAGATCATAGTTATAAAAGTTTAGTCACTGAACCGGATATAACATGGTATAGTGTTACTACAGTAGTATCATCATTAAAGAAACCTTTTGATGCAAAAAAGACTGCGCAAAAAGTTAGTAAGAATTCTAAATCAAAATGGCACGGTATTGATCCTAATATAATAGAGGAAATCTGGGCAAACGAAGCTAAGAGAGCTGTAGATTTAGGAACCTGGTATCATAATCAAAGAGAAGCTGACTTATGTTCTCTAGCTTCAATAGAAAGAGAAGGTACAGTAGTTCCAATATTTGCACCACTACCTTTAAAAGATGGTATAAAATATGCACCGTCACAAAAATTAGAACCAGGAGTTTATCCTGAACACATGGTGTATCTTAAATCTGCAGGCATCTGTGGACAATCAGATCTCGTAGAAGTAGTCAATGGTAGAGTAAATATTATTGATTACAAAACAAATAAAGAAATTAAGATGGAGTCATTCAAGGACTGGGAGGGAATCTCAGAGAAGATGCTCCATCCTGTTTCTCATTTAGATGATTGTAATTTTAATCACTACTCATTACAACTTAGTATTTATATGTATATGATATTAAAGCATAATCCTAAGTTATTACCAGGAACAATATACATTCATCATATTGTATTTGAAACTGATGGTAAAGATAAATGGGGGTATCCTGTTGCAAAATTAGATTCAAACAATGAACCAATTGTAAAAGATGTAAATTTAATACCTGTACCATATTTATATGATGAAGTAATTGCAGTAATAAATCATATGAAAGACAGTCCAAACTTCATTAAAAGGAAATAAAATGTTTGCAAAATTATTTGATATTCAGAACGGTGTAGTTGTTCCAACGGAACACTGCTATACATTAAAAGCACTTAAAGATGTAATGGATGAATATCCAGATGATTATTTAAAAATTTATTTATACTTGTTCTACATGTGCTGTCCAAATCCAGATATGAATCCTTTTTTCTTTGTTCCAGAACAGGATAAGGAATTTATTATTCTAAAAGAAATTGAGGCAGAATTTTCTACTGAAGACGACACAATCTTTGCAGCACTAAAGTTTTGTGAAAAGATGTATGAAACACCTACATCTAGAGCATACAAAGGTATTGCAACCATGTTAGATAGATTAGGTAGATATATGGAAAATACTCCAATCACACATGGAAGAGATGGTAACTTTAACTCTTTAATTGCTGCTGCTAAAAATTATGAGGCAATTAGACAGTCTTTCAAAGGGGCATATAAAGATCTTCAAGAAGAACAATCAAGTAAAGTAAGAGGTGGACAAGGACTAGCATATGACATGTAATGAGTGAGATTTATCAAGACATACCAACCTATGACAATGGAGAATGGACAACCACAAGTTTTGAATCCAGAGAAGACTTCAAGCACTTTATACTTAGTGAAATATTCAGTGAGCCCGGAAAGTATAAATTCAACAAAACTACAAGTGAATTATTTACTTCAGAATCAACAAAGTTTAGAAGAGACGGTGTATACTGTACAGCTCCCTTTAAATCCAAAGATTATATAGCATATTGGGATAATCAAAAAACTAGATGCCGAAAAGGTTTATTAATTAAAGAAGGAGGGTTGACATGGTACGTATGTAGGGAATACTACATGTGGCTAAACTTTTTACCAATCTTTGATAAAGAACAACAGAAGTTTGACTTTGCTAAAATTAGAGATGCTCAGTATCATATGGCTTTATATGAGTTATTAGCTGAGTTAGCATACAAACACGTGGCTATTCTTAAAAAAAGGCAGATTGCTTCATCTTATTATCATATGGGTAAACTTATCAATCAACAATGGTTTGAAGCAGGGGTTACTTTAAAGATAGGAGCAAGTTTAAAAGATTATATTAATGAAAAAGGATCTTGGAAATTTTTACAAGAATATGCTGCTTTCTTAAATGAACATACTGCATGGTATAGACCAATGTCTCCTGACAAGGTAATGATGTGGCAGCAAAAAATTGAGGTAAGAAAAGGAGATAGAAAAAATGAAGTTGGTCTTAAAGGTACTATACAAGGTATGTCATTTGAGAAAGATCCAACAAATGGTGTAGGGGGTCCGGTAAAATACTTCTTTCATGAAGAGGCTGGGATTGCACCAAAGATGGATCAGACATATGAGTATATGAGACCAGCAATGAGATCAGGTCTTATTACTACAGGAATGTTTATAGCTGCTGGGTCTGTGGGAGATTTAGGTCAATGTCTTCCATTAAAAGATATGATATTAAATCCTACATCAAAAGATATTTATGCTGTTGAAACAGATTTAATAGATGATAAAGGTACAACAGGTCTCTCAGGTTTGTTTATTCCTGAGCAATGGTCTATGCCTCCACATATTGATGAATATGGTAATTCACTTGTAGAAGATGCATTAAATGCACTCAATGAGCAATTTAAGATTTGGAAGGAAGAACTTGCACCAGAAGAATATCAATTAAGAATTTCTCAGCACCCAAGAAATATACACGAAGCTTTTGCAAACAGAACAGTATCTGTTTTTCCAACTCATTTACTAGCTGCTCAACAGAGAAGAATAGAAGAAAAAGAATATGGTGTTGAGTATCTGGATATTTCAACAGATGAAAATGGTAAACCCACTGTAAAGACAAGTAATAAAAGACCAATATCAGAATTTCCTATAAATAAAAAAACAGAGGATAAAACCGGTTGTCTTGCAGTATGGGAAAGACCAATAGAGAATCCAAAATTTGGAATGTATTATGCATCCATTGACCCTGTTGGTGAAGGTAAAACAACAACTTCTGAATCTTTGTGCTCTATATATATTATGAAGTCTTCAA